TTGCATCCGATGGTGGAGATGAATTTGTTATCGCAAAGGCGGATGGTTATGTCGCATCGATTATTCATCGCAGTTCAGGCAAGGTCAATGCAAACGCTGTTGATGTCGCTGGTGTGGTCATTGCTGAGATTGAGAAGGCAGTTGCCATTCACAAAGACAGAGGCTTATCGGATTTAGTCCGCGTCAAGATTGACACGATTGGAGTTGGCTGGGGTGTCGTCTCCCTTTTAGATAGATGGGTAAAAGAGCGTGGATTGCGAGCGGTGGTTATTGGGGTCAATGTTGCTGAGAAGCCGAAAGACCAAACTAAGTTCAAGAATCAAAGAGCAGAAATGTGGTGGAACGCTCGTACCCTTTTGCAGCCTCGAGATGACAGGCAGGAATTACGCCTTGATGTCGATAGACAAGTTTTGGCGCAGTTAGCAGGACCTACCTATAAATCTGATTCGTCAGGTCGCATACAGATTGAAGCCAAGGCTGACATGAAACGGCGTGGCGTTCACAGCCCTGACCGAGCCGAAGCGATACTTCTCGCAGTATATGAAAACAAGAACATTATCCCTACCGTTGCACCTATTTCGATTGGACAAACAAATCCATGGACGATGTAAAGCGCTCTGACTTTGATTTAGATTTACGATACGGACAAGCGGGTGAGTCCTACATTAAATCTTTACTTAACATCGAGACTGTTGAGGTCAAGCGAGATAAGCGCTGGAGAAATACTGGAAACCTTTACATCGAAACTTGGTGCTGGAGCGACAACAATTCCGAATGGTATCCATCAGGATTACAGGCAACCAAGGCGACGCATTGGGCTTTCGTGCTGGAGGCGATGGCGCTCATTGTGCCTACCGAGCAGTTAAAGCACACCGTTGAAAAGTACGGTCATCCAATTGAGTGTTCGATTCCGCCTAACTACTCAAAAGGTTATCTAATAAAAGTTACAGACTTGCTTCAGGTGGCTCGGGGTTTCTAATTTACTCATAAGTTTTTTTAGACCACTCTCGTCTCATGTAATTATTGATTAGATGTGCATTAAAGTTCTTATCTTCTAAGTTTTGATAATCTGTATCGTTAGAATAAGTCGAGTATTCGGCTTCCCAATTATCACGCTTAAAAGGAGTTACTTGAGCAATTGGAGTACCTTTTTCAATAACACCCTTAAAACCTTTTTTAATCCAAAGGGGAAACAGAATTTGTAGGTTGGATTTATCCGTGTCAATGACAGCGGGAATCGCTTGAAAATTTGTATTCCTAAATCCAAAAGGTTGAGTTACTAAAATTGAGTATCCAGGTGGAGTGATGATTCGCCAATAATTCAAATACTTAAAGGGTCGCTGGTGAAAATCCTCGGGTGCCTCTACGCCTTGAGTTTGGTCGCCGTGCATTTCAAAAACAGGTCTCGATACTCGCCAAGTTATTCGGGGAATTTCTGATTCACTTGTAGCATCCACAAAAACATCGCTCCATAAAGGTATTAAGTAACCACTCGTAAGAGCGTCTAACATAGGAACACATTTTTTCCCCGAAGTGTTTGCGGTTAAGTTCATAAGAGAAAAACTCTTACCCAAAGGATTATTTGGTGTAACCATATAGGGACTCATTTTTCTAAACCAATCAGGCAAATTTTTACTTGCTGGGATTGGTTTCGGTGCAACTTCAAAAAACCAAGGATAACAAGATTTGAAAAGTATTTTTTTTGTCATATTACTTATCCGATTCTGTTGTAGGTGTGATGAAGTCTAGTAGTTGTTCAACAATTACAACATCCCGTGAGATGCCATTTCGCGTAATTGGATGTGCGTATTCAGATGCAAACGCTTGAATCTCTTTAATGATTCGTTCTCTTTCAGTTAGCGCCACGATTCTTTTCCTTCCATTCTTTGACAATTTCAATACCTTTTTCAAATCCATGCTCATTCAAGATTATCTGACATTGCCTCAAAGTTAAACCTGTATGTGGATGAGATGACGAGAGAATTCCCTTGCCAAACTCATCCACTAGGTCGTTAAGTACCTCGCTCATGCGATTACGCTCTCAGGCTGGATGTCAAAGACAGTCTCGTAAAGAACCTTCCCGCTGTCCCAATCATCCCAGTTGCCATCTGACTTAATCTCGATTGCATCACCAAAGATTTTCTTGGCGTGGATAAGGCTTGCAGTAACAACGGCGTCATAAGGCTTTTCTGCTGTCTTGCAGAAATCAAAGCCCTCGTCACCAAGTCTGATTCCGAAAGTCTCATGTCCGCCTTCTCCAACACCATTGAAAGCAACTAGAGTTTCATCGATGTTTGGTGCATCAAAACCTAGACCGTTACCTAGTGGAATTCCAGCCTCAGTAGCAGTTTCGACGATTGCCTTGATTCCCTCAGTCCACTCCTTGAATTGAGCAGGTGTGAGTTCTTCCTTGATTGTCCAATAATGTGTGTATCCCATTTACTTACCTCCCTTGCGAACGATTGATAAACGAACTTTTCCATGCTTTCTGTAAATAAACATTCTCACGCTACATCCTCCTTGAGTATCTTGGTCGAGATATAGCGATTGATGCAGTCTGCTCTCCATTGGTTAGCCCATTCGCTATCAGTTGGAGATAGCAGATAGATGAAGTTTGCTGGAGCCTCAATGTATCCTGGAAGTGATGATTCTCCGATGACCTTCACGGCGATGGAGCCATTCTTACGGCGAGTTAAAAAGACAACAGCGAAAACTTTGCTATCGCCCTTTTTCTTAGCAGCGACATAGAAAGCCTTTTCGCCATAATTGTTTTTACCCTCAACAATTTTGACTACTTCGTAAGAATCGTTGTACATAGTCTTTAGGTAATGCACGACATACTTTTTAGTAGTGATGTTCTTACCGACTGGAGTGACATCCCATCCCATTTAGTTACCTCCCTCGAAGTGGCACTTGCATAAGCAGCAAACGGCTTTTGTAAATTCGAAATTAAAGTCTTTGATTAAGTCTTGATGAGCAGACTTACATGAGCCATGGTCGTCGTAATTGCAAGCGTCGGTGACACGGCTTAAAGGAGCAAGACCTTTGAAGATGTAGGTCTTACCTGTTGTTGGGTCTTTGATTCCTTGAGTCATTTTGTTCTCCTCTCTAAGAACAAGTCCAGTATAACATAACTGGGGTTAATAATCTAGCAAGTCTGACTTTGACCCTTTGGCTTTCCATCCCATAACCAAGCCGATGAGAATGAGTTAAGGCTGACACCGTAACCATCTCCGTAAGCCTGAATCTTCTTGCGTTGGATTGGGTGAGTCTTTGTGATGAATGTGTTTACATTGTCCCAATCATCTTTTTCGTTGTCCCAGTTGCGAACCTGATATTCAGGGGAATCGACTGGCACCACATTTTGATGCGCCCACCCTGTCACTTCGACAACTTCCTTGCCAATTTCTTGAATCCAAACAGAGAACTTGCTGACCTTGACCACCTTGAAAAACTCAATGTTTGTTTGGTCGTAGCCCCATGATGAGTAAAGAATGTCGCCTACCTTTGGAGTTACCCAAAGACCGTTTTCGATAGGCTTGTCGCCAATGGCGACTACTGTTGCGATGTTATCTGACATTTTTGTTTCCTCTCTTTACCTCGTACACTAAGTATAACACAACGGGGGTTAATAATCATCCCAAAACACAAAGAATTTTGTGGCACACAATTCGAACATTTGTTCGCCTGATACCCTTGGCTTATGTCTCTTACACCAGCAGTCTCCGCTCTTTTGAAGGCTTCATGCCCAACAGCGACTCAGGATGTAAGGACTAATCTTAAAAACCGCAAGAAAGCCATCGACGACGCCTCCTACGGTCCTCTCAACCCTTCAGAGCCGAATAACGCCTACTGGGACGGGATTGCAGCCGAATGGTCTGTATCAGTCGAGGAAGCCAAAAAACAGCGATGTGGCAATTGTGCGGCGTTTATCCAAACTTCAGCAATGAAGGAATGTATTACGGGCGGATTAGCCCAAGGCGATACCCGCGAGACCGCATGGGATGTAACAGATGCGGGTGAGTTGGGGTATTGCGAGGCGTTCGACTTCAAGTGTGCCAGCGCTCGGACATGCCGTGCCTGGATTTCAGGCGGACCAATTACGGATAAGAATAAAAAATAATGCCGAAGAGAAAAGCGGGCGCGTTTAACTCGATGCAGATTAAAGATGGTTGGATTGTCCGCATGTCTAAAGATGGACGAATCCTTGCCAAGATTGACCGCTACTTACCGAAACATCCAAAGAAAGTCAGTTAATGACCGAGACAATAG